TTAACATTGAGGCACTGACTATGGAACCGCCACGGTATCATATAGGGTAAAGGTATGTTAGAGTGTTTGGTAGCTGTAATATTCTTTGAGGCACGTGACCAACCATTGGAAGGCCAATTTGCAGTAGCAGAGGTTGTAATGAACCGTGTGGAATCTCCACGTTGGCCTGACAATATTTGTGATGTCGTGTACCAAAGAAAACAATTCTCGTTCACGCATGACGGAATGAGTGATAACCCATTGAAATACCTGACAAATAACTTGGAGAAAAAAGCCTACGAAATAGCAAAAGATATAGCATTAGAGGTTGAATTAGGTAACCGAATCGGGTTACAATCTACACACTATCACAGGGTTGACATCAAACCCTACTGGACAAAGTACTATAAGAAGGACGGAACCATTGGAGACCACACATTCTATACCGCCGTGGATGGCAGATGAACTAGGGCTGCTTATGCCCACCCCACTAGAGGAATTAGAGGAGTTAGAAGGACCGTATAGCCGTGAGTATTATCAGGAAGTATTCAGTAAGGGGTACTACAGAAGCCCCTACGATGAAAATGGTGAGTTACTTTTTTAGGATACTATCTGTCCTGAGTGTACTCATTAACGTGATCTTAGGTGGATCACAGAACCAAACATTCTCTGCACGTAACTGGCAGTGGAAAAAAGACAGGAAACTTAACATAGTCTGGTTTATTGACTTGCTATTTGGTAAAGGGCATTGTAGTGAATGTTGGGTATATTGGAAAACTAGGAGAAAATGGTGATATGCGTAGGCCCAACCCTATGGCTAAAGACCTAAGACAGAAAAAGTATAGGCCAAGGGTTGTACCAGACAAAAAGAAGCCTATCTTACACAGGAAACGCAAACATAAGGACAAGACAGATGAAAAAAGGTGAAATTAACGTAGACCTGATTGACAAGATGGGGGATGACTTGACTGTAGTACGTGCTGCACGTGTGTCGTATGCATCTACATCAGATTGGAACGGTCAGATACACACAGGGGAATATAGAAAGCTAAAGGACAAAGACATTCGTCTTATCCAGTACCTAGCTGAACACAAGCATACGTCACCATTTGGTCACTGCTTTGTCAGTTTCCGTGTCGAGGCACCACTGTTTGTTGCACGACAACTTGTGAAGCATAAGTTCCTACGTTGGAATGAGATAAGTCGTCGTTATGTCAATTACGAACCCTCGTTCTATGAGCCGTACTGGCGTAGCAAACCAGAGCATTCTAAGCAAGGTTCAGGGGGGCCGATGGAAATTAGCCATGAGGCCGAAATGATGTACAATGCAACCTTACGTAACGCATTGACGACTTATGACCTGATGATCAAGGAAGGGGTTAGCCCTGAACAGGCACGATCTATATTACCTCAGAACATGATGACTTCATGGTATTGGTCGGGCAGTCTTGATGCATGGGTAGACATGTGCAAACTACGTTGCGCAAAAGACACACAGTTTGAGACACAGATTGTAGCGTCTGTGATCTACGGTGAAATGCTAAAGCTGTACCCAGTGTCGTGGGCAGCACTTATGGAGAGTGACAATGAAGATTAAAGACACAGATGTTATTGGTGTTGAGGCTGTCGAAGAGCATGAAGACGGTAGTGCAACATATCAATTTCACTTTGATGATGACGTAAAGACTAGCCTAGCAGAATATGGACTGAAGTTGGTCTTGTTTTGTGCCGCTGCTAAGTTGGATATGCAGATAGTCTTTGACTTTATAGAAGATCATATGAGGTATGAGAACGACGAACTAACAGAATATGAGTTTGGTACTACAGACGAAACACAGAAATGTGTGTCGTGTGGTGGCCCAGCTAAGTCTGACTTCTGTGAATTTTGTCTAAATGAGGAATAAGATGTACGAAGAATTCCACGAGTATGCACATAACATTGCACGTAACTATAACAAACAAGACTATGATGATGTCTATCAGCAAGCGTGGGTGTATCTATTAGAAAGCCAAGAAGAGGGTATAAAAGGTAAAGGTTGTTTCTGGGAAGCACGTTTCCGTTGTAATCTTTGGGCTAATTACCAGAATCGTCTAGTACCTCTACCGCTTCGTACAGGCTCTAAGATACTCGCTGAAATACAAGAGATAGATTACGACTTGTACGACCATACAATAATTACAGGGGATCATGCAGAGGCTTATGAGCTTTACAGAGAGGTGTTGCATTTATGTAACAACCTAGAAAAGTTACCTGATAAAGACTTGTTGGTCTTGCGTGACCACTATGTCTTAGGTATGTCATGGCGTGACATTTCTGAGAAATACGGTAAAAGTCATGTTATGTGGCAGAAATGGCACACAGATATACTAAATACACTTCGTGGTTACCAAGAAGAGAAATAAGTTACTATATACTTAAGTACCCCTTTAGGATACCACTACAACTACAACAAAAGGAAAACTATAGTATGGCAGAGAAACCACATCAAGCGTGTCCATATACTGATTGTGGGTCGTCAGATGCCTTTAGTTACAATACAGATGGGTTTGGTCGATGCCACAGTTGTGAACGTGGTTATCCGTCAAAAGACCCTATGTATTCTTGGGCAAAGGAGAGATACCCCACAGTGGAAAAAGACAACTTTGATAACTTACGTTCCATGATGAACAATACCCCTACGTCTGTGTCGCAGAAGACCTACAAGGAAATGCGTGGCATTACTGCAAAGACAATGGAAGAGTTTGATGTCGTAACTGATGACTTTACCCAAGAATACACATACCCCTCTGGTGGAAAGAAGGTGCGTATGATTGCAGACAAAAAGTTCTTTACCAAGGATGGGTTCAAGGGTGATGAACTGTTTGGTATGAACTTGTTTCCTGCTGGGTCGTCTAAGTTTGTCACTATCACTGAGGGTGAACTAGATGCTATGTCTGCATGGCAGATGCTTAAGTCTAACTGGACTACACCTGTTGTGTCGTTACCATCAGCTACCCCATCGAAGAAATTATGGGAAAACTGTAGGGAATGGTTAGATAGCTTTGAAAAGATCATTCTGTCTGTAGATAACGATGATGCAGGTAATGCTGTCGCTGATCGTATGGCACGACTGTTCCCTAACAAAGTCTACCGTGTAGATCATGGACAGTACAAGGATGCCAACGACTTCTTACAGGCAGGTAAAGCACAGGACTTCAAGTCATCATGGTGGAAGCCTATCAAGCATACCCCAGAGAACGTAATCAATACTTCTGATCAGTTCCTGAAGATGTATGAAGATACACCAGAACACGTGTACGTACCTACAGGTATTCAGGCACTAGACGACAAAATACTGGGGTTGATGCAAGGACACTTTACAATGTTCAAGGCACCCACTGGTATCGGTAAGACAGAACTTATGCGTTACCTAGAGTTTAACATGTTGCAGCGTGGTATTCCTATCGCTACGTGGCACCTAGAAGAAACAAAGCTACGTTCACTACTAGGTCTTGCGTCCTACCAACTGAATGACAACGTGACACGTCGTGACCTTATTGATGAGAAAGGCATGGATCAACAGGTACGGCAAGCTATCGTAGACCTGACGAAGGACGAGAACCTTTATCAGTTCTACCTACAGGACGGACAGGGGGCCGACGAATTGTGCGATCAGATACGGTTCTTTAGTCAGGCATGTGACTGTAAGTTTGTATTCTTTGAGCCTATCCAAGATGTCATTACTGGCACAGAGGATAGTAAAGAAGCTGAACTTGCGAACCTGTCCGTCCGTCTGTCTAAACTGGCAGCGGAACTTAACATAGGTATCGTGTCTATTGGACATACTAACGACAATGGCGACTTTAAGTATTGTAAAATGATTGGTCAACGTGCTAGTGTCATCGTAAGTCTGCACCGTGACAAGGAATCAGACGACATGGAAGAGAGAAACACAACGTATCTCAAGATTGAGAAGAACCGTCCATCATCAGAAGAAGGCATGGGTGGTAAGCTCAAGTTCAACTACGATACGTTTACATTAAGAGAGGCATACTAATGGCTAAACACATAGAAGAAAAGTTTGAGACTTATCATAAAGACAATCCTCATGTGTACGACTTGTTTGTAAGGTTTGCAAAAGAGGCTAAGGAGAGTGGTAGGGACAAGTTTTCAGCATATGCCATATTTGAACGGATAAGGTGGTTTGTAGATGTTGAGACTAGGGGTGACAGATTTAAGGTAAACAACAACTATAGGCCATATTACGCAAGAAAGATGATGGAAGAGTACCCAGAGTTTCATGACTTCTTTCACATAAGGGAACTACAGTAATGCCAGTATTTGACATAGAAACAGATGGTCTGAACGCCACAAAGATACACGTGTTATCGTGGATGGGGGACGATGGAAATGTGCATCACACCCACGACTATGTAGCTATGCGTATATTCTTTGAGGAAGCAAAGGTTCTCATTGGTCATAACATAATCCGCTTTGACATCCCCCAAGTGGAAAAAGTGCTAGGGGTCAAGATCAAGGCAAAACTAGTGGATACTCTAGCCTTGTCGTGGTACATCAACTTTAACCGTGGGTCACATGGTCTAGAAGGTTATGGTGTTGACTATGGTGTACCAAAGCCAGTGATCAAGGACTGGAATAACCTTACACCAGAGGAATATGCCCATCGTTGTAATGAGGACGTTAAGATCAACGCTAGACTTTGGCGTGACTTAGACATTAAACTAAACAAGCTGTACCCTGCGCAAGAGGATAAGTGGAAGCTGATCGACTACTTGACCTTCAAGTTAGACTGCGCAGCAGAACAAGAGGCCCTACAGTGGAAATTAGACGTAACCAAAGCATCCAACCTGTTACAAGAGTGGGAAGCACTAAAGGCAGACAAGACGGATGCGCTTGCACAGGTAATGCCACGTGTCCAAAACTACACTATACGAAATCGTCCGAAAGTGTATCAACGTCAGGATGGCTCACTATCTGCCCACGGTGCGAAATGGGAAGAACTATGCAAAGAACACAAGGTTCCAACCACAACACAAACACTAAAGGTTAAGGTTGGTGAAGAACGTGCTAATCCTAACTCAGTCCAACAGGTTAAGGACTGGTTGTTTATGTTAGGATGGGAACCACGTACATTCAAGTTTATGAGGGAAGCAGATGGCTCCACAAGGAAACTGGAACAAATACGTAAAGACGGAGAGTTATGCCAATCGGTACGTGAGTTGGTTGCACGAGAACCCGCTATTAGTTTGCTTGATGGCCTCACTGTGCTTTCTCACCGTATTGGAGTTATCAAGGGCTTACTTGACTCAGAGAACGATGGATACGTGCAAGCAAGTGTTGCAGGACTTACCAACACCTTCCGCTTTCGTCACGCCCGACCATGTGTCAACTTGCCAAGTGTTGATAGAGAGTACGGAAAGGAAATAAGGGGCTGCTTGACTTGCCCAGAGGGTTACATCTTATGTGGTGCCGACATGACATCATTAGAGGATACAACTAAGCGTCACTACATGAAACCACTAGACCCTGATTATGTCGAGGAAATGTCTAAGGATGGGTTTGATCCACACCTTGACCTTGCCAAACATGCTGGTGTCGTTACACAAGACGACATCGACAAGCATAACTCTGGTGAACGTAGCCTAAAGGCACTACGTAAGAACTATAAAGTGGTGAATTACAGTGCGACTTATGGTGTAGGTAAGCAAACCCTAGCCAGAAACACAGGCATGTCTGAGAGCGAAGCACAGACGCTCCTAGATGCTTTCTGGTCACGTAACTGGTCTGTGGAGAAGGTTAGTAAGGATGCTAAGACTAGAGATTTATTTGGTTCTATGTGGATTTATAATCCTGTGTCTGGTTTCTGGTATTCTCTACGAAGCGACAAGGATCGGTTTAGTACCCTGAACCAGTCTACAGGTGTCTATTGTTTTGACAGTTGGGTAAAGGGTATCAGAGATATGGGACTAAAGACTATAGGACAGTTCCATGACGAGGTTATCGTATTAACTAAAGAAGGAGATGAAGACAAAACAGAGAATATCATGAACATGAGCATCAACAACCTGAACGATGACCTGCGACTAAATGTACCTCTTGGGATAGATGCCCAATTCGGTAAGACATATGCAGACATCCACTAGGAAAAAAAGTTATGCTTCTGGTTACCAAAGCCAGAAAAAAGTTACTATATATATTTACCAGTGTTAGAAAAGGAACTCGACAACATGGCACGTTATACACTAGATATGGTACTAGAGTACGCAAAAGTATTCCCTGAGAACGCAGATATGGGAAACATGGATGGCCCACAATGGCAGCAGCAGATTGCTAAGAAGGGTGGACAGTATGTCGTCAATGCATACTTCACCAATCAAGAGCAAATCGACAAATTGATGATGGATGGCTTCAAGGCTACAGTCATGGGTAACTCTCGTATCAATGAGGGTAACACAGACTTCGGTATCGGTAAGTACATGAAGATTAAGCGTGGGGTTGCTGATGATATTCGGGATTGGATTGATCCAGTCACAAAAGAGAACGTCAACCTAGGTGGCCCTGTCAAGGTTGTTGACCTACGGCAAGGAAAAGAGGAAGTTCGTAAGTGGTCATTCTCTGAGGATGGTGAACTAGGCAACGGTACACGGGCCAAGGTACAGTTTGAAACCTATGCTGATGGCAATGGTGTACGACTAAATGGTATCGCTGTTACTGAGTTGATTGAACGTACAAGCGAACCGTCAGAAGATGACATGATCTTTCAGGTGGCATAATGAAAGTAGAGATTTACTTTACGATGGACAAAGAGGAAGACGGTATTGAGGGTACCGTCAGCCTCACCCGTGAGGATGTAGATAGCCTACAGGACTTGCTGTATTTCTATCAGGATGCAGCTATCGCCTCTGGGTATACCTATGTTCAATCCATTGGCGCACACAAGGACAGTGGTGATGCAGTCTGGTCAGGCTTCTGATGGGCTATGGCAAGGCACTAATCGACGGTGATGTATTCGCCTATCGTGCGGCCTTTGCTACCGAAGGAGAGTCTGAAAGAGAAGCCCGTGTTAAGGTTGATGAAGTACTGCAAATGAGTATTGAATATGTCTGTGGTTGGCCTTGGGAACAAGACGACTACGAGATATACATAACATGCAGTGGACATCAGTTTAGACACGACATTGCCAAGTCACATGTCTACAAGGGTAATAGGTCCAAAAGAGAAAAGCCTAAGAACCTTTCGTTCATTCGTGACTATATGGTATCGGATTGGCAAACAGTTGTCAGTGTGGAACAAGAGGCAGATGACTGTCTAGCAATACGTGCTACAGAACTCGACCATGACTGTACTATCGTATCAGTAGATAAGGATATGCTACAGGTTCCATGCTGGCACTACAACCCAACCAAGGGTACAATGAAGAGGGTAACCCCCGACGAGGGAATTAAGTTCTTCTATACCCAGATACTGACAGGTGACAGTGCTGATAATATTCACGGTATCCCAAATGTTGGACCTAAACGTGCAGAGAAAATACTCAAGGGTTTAGAGACAGAAGAAGATTTGTGGGATGCAGTGTTACAGGCTTATGATGGTGACATAGACCGTGTAGTGGAAAATGCTAGGTTACTCTGGCTACGACGATACGAAGGAGAATTATGGCAACCACCAGACAAGCGATAAAGCATGGCTATCGTTCTGGTCTAGAAGAGAGGGTATCAAAGGAATTAGAGGAAGCTGGTGTTAAGTATGAGTATGAGACACAGAAGATCAAGTATCGTGTCGAGGAAGACCGTACCTATACACCAGACTTCATCTTACCCAACGGTATCATAGTCGAAACTAAGGGACGGTTCACAGTGGCAGATAGAAAAAAGCATTTGCTGATACAGAAACAACACCCTAAACTCGACATCAGGTTTGTGTTCCAGAACTCTAGAGCAAAACTGTACAAGGGTGCCAAGAGTACTTATGCACAGTGGTGCGATAAACATGGGTTCATGTATGCAGATAAGTCAATACCAGAGGAATGGACATGAGTCTATCAGAATACATAGAAGTATATGATATGTTGGAACAAGAGGACGACATTGAAAAGCTAAGAAGTCAAGCTAAGTACCTACTAGTTGGTCGTGCTATGAACGACAGTAATCTGTCTGAGGATGAAGCTATAGCCTTGGCAGAATACACAACAATGGACATAGGCGTAGCAGAGGAGTTGACAGTACATTGATCAGTAAAGAAGATATGGTAGCGTTTGAGTACTTTAGTCAGACAGAGATGGAGATGAATGTATATCAAGCAGCAGCCTCACAGACAGCTATCTATAAGAGTGAACATAAGGTAATCTACCCTGCACTAGGACTAGCAGCAGAGGCAGGTGAGGTAGCCAACAAGGTCAAGAAAATCCTACGGGATGGTAAGTTTGACCGTGAGGCTATTGCAGATGAAGTAGGTGACTGCTTATGGTATATTGCAGCACTCTGTCGTGACCTTAACGTCAGTATGTCAGACCTTGCTGCAAGCAACCTAAAGAAGTTACAGGATCGCAAAGAACGTGGGGTCCTCAGTGGAAATGGAGACAAAAGGTGAAGACATTAATGAAATGGTGGTGGCGGTGGATTAACTACCAAGCCACATGGCGAGAACATCGTAAGGTCATCAAAGAACTTAATCAGATGACAGATCGACAACTAAATGACATAGGAATTAGTCGTGCAGACATTGACCGTCTGGTATGGCTAGGTGAAGACAAAACAATGCGTGGACGAGGAAAAGAACAAGAATGAACAATATGCTCC